TTACCTAACGTTTCTCTAATTTTAGAAACCAACCTTTCTCTATCCATTATACTAAACCCAGCGGTTGATGTTTTTAAAATCAATGCGGGCTTTACCTTTTCGTTTTTAAAAGCCATTGCGAATGTCTTAATCATCATTCCCACATTCTTTCTATCTTCACCCAAATCACCTTTTAACCAATGTCCTACGAATAAGAATGCGAAATCTTCTTTTACCTCATCTAATTCTGAAATGTGAGCAACCACATCAGTTCCAAAATCATTCTCATCAAATCCTTCGAAAAGAACTTCAACAGGTTTTTGGATTTTATGTTGTGCTATTAGTTTACCTGTTTGTTTATCTTGCTCATTATAAATGGTATCAACTAAACTTCTTTTAGCATGTTCCGATGGTGTTATAATCAAATCCATTCGGTTACATCCATGAACCCAATCCAATGCACAATGTGTTGTTTCAATTCCAGCAGTTATTCCTATATTGTAATGTCCAATCTGTTGAAATTCATTTGGTACAGTGACCTGAATATACACATCTGGTTTTTGTTGCGGTGATGGTATAATATTATTTACAATCCATTTATGAAATTCGTTATCATAATTTAACGCATCCATTGGAGTTGCTCCCCAACGAGTACTGATTATTTTAATATCGAATTTATCTAATTTGTATAATGAATGTAATAAATCTCTCGCGTGGTCACCATATCCACTTCTCGTTGCTACGGGTGCCTGAAATACTAATGTTGGCTTACTCATATTAGATGTTTATTAATTTAAATTTTTGTTTTGGTTTCCAATTTGCAAATGCACCTTCCATACCTTCGATTAGTGCATCACACATAGCTTCTCTACTTAGTTTACCTTCACCCATCATCCATTTTCTACCTTTCAATCCAGCTGCTTTTCTATCTTCTTCAGGCGTTTGATACCACTCCATAATCAATGGTGCTACATCTTCAAAATCAATTCTATCATCAAAGATATATGGTGTTGGAACTGAACCTGTTGTTGAACGAACTGGCCAAATTGGTTTAACCCAATCTCCCCAAACGTGCGTATTCTTTTTATGCTTATCGTGCAAAGAACCAATTTCTAAATAATCTTCTGCGGTTAGTAATTTACCGCTTCCTTTTTGTCTAAATCCACACTGGTCTTGCAATCCACCTGTTACAGTTGTGATAATTGGAGTACCAGCCATAATTGATTCAGCCGTGCCTAATCCAAAACCTTCATTTGATGATAACATAATAGTTACATCTGCCAAATTATAAAGATAGTTTAATTCTTCTTCTTTTAATTTTTCATCAACAAATATAATGTTTGCATCAGGCATTAAATGGTCTGCCGTTTTTATCAAATCAGTACCATGCTCCTCAACAGGTCTTGTTTTCATAACTAAAACAACCTTATCTCTTTTTTCTTCTGGCAATGCTTCTCTAAATGAATTAAATGCCAGCATAACATCAATAGGTTGCTTTCTTCTAATATTTCTATTTGTCCAATAAAGAACAAATTCATATTCTTTATCTCCAAATATTTTCTTTTTGAAATCTTGTGGAACATCTACGGGTTTGTAGATATCTGAACGAATGCCATGCGGCACATAACTTACTTGCCAATCTTCCGGCTTCTTCCAATGTTTTTCTTTATCCCAACTCCAAACTCTTTTAGTAATACCATAGGTTTGTTTTGAGATACAACCAATCCAATCACAACTTTCGTAATAATCCCTATTATATTTTGGGTCTGGTAAATCATCCCAAATGTGATAAAAGAAAAGGGGAACTGATTGGCGGATTTCGTGCTCAATTTCATATAACCAAATCCAATATCTTGGGTCGGTGAAGTGTAGAATTGCATCTGGCTTTTCTAACATTAATAATTGACGAATAACATCGGGATTACCATATCCATCAAATGGATAAATCTTTACGTTAGCATCTTCAACTCCTGTTTGCTTTCTAACATCTTCGTTTAAATCGAATATCTTTCCTGCTTCAGGGTGTTTGATTGCGGCGCCTAATTGTACCCAATCATATTTGTGAATTGTTCCCAATACTAATTGCTTTGAAACGTTAGCTATACCACTAGCCATTCGAAGGTCATCGGAAAGTAACAAGATTTTTTTCTTTGCCATAACTTATTTTGTTCTCTTAAAATTGTGAACCACTAATTTGTAATATAGTGTATTCATTTAATTGTTTTCTAAATTCTTCATTTTTTGTGTAAAGGTCTAAAGTTCTATTAACAAGTCTTTGAAAATTTAATCCACCTTGAATTGTAGCTATTTTAAAATCCTCATCATATAACCTTTTTATAACCTTAACCGTAGTTAATTTTAAATCTGCCATAGTTGATAATATTTGTATATACATATATATACAAAAAATTATTTTCCATCACAATGTGTTCCATAAAATTCACACCAACCACATAACTTCGATGGTTTTTTAGGAAACTGAACATCGGTTCTATAAGTACCATCTGGATTAAACACATTATCTACAAACGTATTAAACTCATTCCAAGCTTTATTTATAGATGGTTTACCATTAGCCGGAACGTGTCTACTAATACGTGGAATTACATAATCAGTTTTATCGGAAACTTTTCTTTTTAGAATGATAAACTCAACATCTATCATATCCATAGAAACTCCTAACATTTCTGAATAAAACTTTTTGTAAAGAAGTATTTGTGCGTTTTTGGTTGGGTCTTTCTTTTGATATTTACTCCAACCCGATGTAGATGTTTTGAAATCTATAATTCTATACTTACCATCGAAAGTACTTCTAACAACCAAATCTATAAATCCTAAAAAATTAATATGTTCTCTGATTTTTGTATTGATTGGTTGTTCGATTGCAACTAACTCATCGTACTTTAAAGAAAAGAAGTTATTGAAATTTTTAGATTTTTGAAAGTAATCTAAAATAAGATTACCATCTTCTAAAAATTCTACTAATTCTTCTTTAGTACAAATGGGGTCTTTACCTTCGTTGGATTCTTTGAGAAAGATTTCTCTCATTTTTTCTTTAAGAAATGCTTTCGTATCCATTCCCTTATCAGCTTGTGATTTGGAGATACGAAGGCATCTACTTAAATATTCTTGCAACGTTTCGTGCATTGCTGAACCAAATACTGAATGTATATTGGATGTGGATTGTGATAATCCATCTATGTAACTTAGTTTATATTGTTGTGGGCAACTGCTCCACATACTATATTGTGAAAATGATACTCTAGCCATATAACAAATATACGAAATTTATTTAAATAAACCAAAGATTTATATCTTTAATTTCAGTTTCGTAATTTGTTTTTTCTCTATTCCGTACTTTTCACAAATGTATTTAATATTCTCTCTACCTTCTCTAGTAGAGTATAAAATATCAATGTATTCTACCGCCTGTGATTCTGGCACTGTAAACTCTTTTTTGATTAACTCAACTAAAAATTCTTCATATTTTTCATCGGATTTCCCCTTTGTATATTTTAGATATTGCTTTCCTTTTGGAAGAACATTAATATACAATTTGTACATTTCCTTTGGTTCTAAAGTTTGAGTCAATGGTAATAAGGATGCAATAAGCTCAACCCATTCTGGCTTCATAGAAAGAAAACGATTAATCATAAAATTACTCCATGATTTCCTATCCTCTTCTGAAAGTTTATCGAAGTAGTTTGGGTCTTGCTCTGCGGTTATTGCATTTAAATGGTCAAATAACTTTTTAGCTGCCATTATTTTTCTTCTTTTGAACTTCTTAATTCATCAGGTAAAAATTCATCCAATGGTTTACCACAATTGGTACACAAAGGTACTTCGAATGGCATTACAGTATCTCTATCGCCACCGGTCAATAATTTAGATGCCTTACGGAATCTATACCCTAACATAAAAAGTAAGTTACCACACTCACACGGAATATCGCGTGTATCTTTTAAATCGATTTGTGGTGCTGCTTGGAATTGCATGTTTTCCATTATTTTATAATATTTAAAATTTGAATAATTGTGCTCATAAACACTATTTCTTTATCTACTACTAAAGCATCTTTGGATAAACCATCTGCAATAGTTAGTATTACATTTGCTGTATTTCCACTTGCGTAATCATCTACCTTATCATACAACATCGAATACATTTCTGAATAATCGTTTAATCGATTATCTGCTACCGCCTGTCTGATTTTCATAAATAGATTACGTTTATCATCGGATGATTTCAGTAAATCAATCAATTTGGTTTGGAAGTTTGATTCCACCATAATTGCATGGTCTACTTTCAATTCACCTTTAGCCGATTGTAATTGGCAAGTGTTTAAGATTCTACGAATATCAGGATAATATGAATTGATGATATCAGCCATATTCTTTGGTTCGTACTTAATCTTCTCTGCATCTAAAATTTTAGCAACCTGAACGGCTACATCCTTTTTAGTTGGTGGGGTAATTGCGAATGATTGACATCTACTTTGAATCGGGTCAATAATCTTCTCAATATAATTACACGTTAAAATGAAACGGCAGTGTTTACTGAACGTTTCCATTAAGTTTCTAAGGATTGCCTGTGCATTTGGAGTCATATAATCAAACTCATCCAAAATAATAACTTTGAATCCTGCGAATCCTACCGATGATGCGAAGTTCTTTACTTTGTTACGAACTGTATCCACATTGTTCTCATCAGATGCGTTGATAATCATATGGTCACATTTGATTGTGTTTACGATTAACTTTGCTAATGTGGTTTTGCCTGTACCCGCCTTACCATACAACAATAGATGTGGAATATCATTGTTTTCCAAATATTGCTGAATTGTTTCTTTGATGGTTTCATTACCAACATAATCAGCAAGCGTTTGTGGGCGGTATTTCTCCACCCACAAACTATGTTCTCTTTTGTTTATATCGTTTGCGAAAAAGCTCATAAATTAATTTTTTACAAATACACCATCTACAGTCTTACCTGTTCTATCTTTTATTTCATTCCAAGCTGCTTCTAAACATTCAGCTGGCTCTAAACCCAATTGCTTTGATAAAATGATTAAGGTTACAAAAGAATCACCAATACCATCTTTTATTTCCTCATCTTTTGATTTAAGTAAAGCACCTGCGGTTTCACCCACTTCTTCTAACACTTTTAACATTTGCTTTGGTGCATTATCAGGAACTAAAATTCCCTTATCGTGTGCCCATTGGGTCACATTTTCTATTAAATTATCGAAAGTCATATTTTAGTTTTTATTTTCTAATTCTCTTTGTTGTTTAGATTCTTCAGAAATTGGTCTTGGGAAAATACTAAATTCCATACCATTTTGTCTAAAAGTCAATCTATCGTTTTCATTTGGTTGAATTTGCAATACTAATGGAGTAGCTGATGCGCCTTCATTATTCCAAGCAAATACTACTGGTTCGTTGTTGAAAAACTGAAAACACCATTCTGCATCTTCAATTGTTTTTGGTTGTTCGATTTCAACACTACCTTGCTCTTGTGGGAACAACTCTAATTGTTCTAATTCTGCTTTCTTTGCCATTTTATTAATTTTGAATTTCTACTAAATAATATTTACAAACGAACTCATCGATAACGAATTCAACGTGTGCCAAACCATCTGCGGATACTTTAAGTTTTGCTGATGTTGCTTCTTTGTTAGCCGTTAAGATTTCTTTCAAATACTTAGCGGAAAATGAAATTGGTTTAACTTCGCCAGCGTAACCTTTTTCACAAGTGAATGTTACTCTATTGGTAGAAATAGTTGAATAACCAATAGCCATCTTCAAATCACCACCTTCGGTAAATACAGTGAATGTATCGATATCAGATAACGCACCTTTTGCTTTGATAAACTTATCAATCATAGTCGATGCCATTTCGATTGAGATACCAAATTCTGGCAACTGCTTCAAATCAGGCACCGCAGGGATT